AAGAATACGCCCACTTGCGCCCCAGCAAACATTGGCGGCACGAGGAAGGACTGCCCGTTCATCAGGGCTTGGAAAGGCATATCCATAATGTCGGAAAGGCCAGTATGGTCTGCCTCGAAGGCCAGAATGTACCGACCTCCTACGGGGTCATAAAACAGAAAATACACGGTGTCGGGGCTGGCGGTCAGGGAGACCACTTTCAGGCCCGCGCCGAAAGAAAACTCAACCCGCGACCACGCCAATACGTTCTGGCCGGGGGCAAACGCACACACGCGCACAGTGCCATCGTCCAGCAGGGCGTATATCCGCGCCGTGGAGTCTCGGCCCGTCGCTGGCCGGTACACTAACTGGTATACGGGCTGCTGGAACAAGTGCGTCGCCAACAACGTGATGTCCTGCGAGGCAAAGGATTGGCTTTGGAACTCAAACTGCACAAGGAAAAGCCTTTGGCGCGTTGAGTCAACGTGTACAAAAGACGCCCCACCGACCGAAACCACACCCGTTGGTGCAGACCCCGTGTTGCCTATAAGGGACGCCGAGAAAGTTTGGGGGGTCATTATGCCTGACCCGTCGCCTATGGCGACTTCGGCCCCGTAGCTGCCGAGGAACAAACGGTCTTTGGACACCAGCCACACGAACTTGGTCACGTTTGGCAGGAATATCTCCTCCGCAATGGGGGAGCTGTCGTCTGTATTGGCGGGCAGTATCACAAACGGGTCGCTGGACTTAGAAAGCCAGATGCCAGTGGGCTTGTCGGGAGTCACGGCCAACACCAGCCGATTCTGGTAGAAGGACACCAGTGCCGGGTACTGGCCGTTCCCAAAAGTTTTCTTGAACGCGCCGACTGCGCCGCGAGTCTGGGTAAGAATGGGGTCGTGGGTGTATACCGTGACGGTGCCGGAGCCGCCGAACGAGGGAATCTCTTTGCCCTCCACCCGCTCGCCAGGGGAGCTTTCAGCCTCCACTTTGAGGACGGTGTCGCTCTCCACTTCCAGCACTTTGAAAAACTTGTTACCTACGCGGATAAAGGGGCGTGGGGGTTCGCCGGTCCCTACCCTGCCTATCTGCAACTCGAACAAAGTGCCCTCGCCCTCTATCCGGCTGTATTCACCCGAGTCGAAGGCGAACACGGGGGGTTCGTAGGTCATTTTTCCCGCCAGTTCTTCAAAGAACAGGACGTTTTCAAAGCCCAGCGTACCGTCCTCCTTCAAGAACAGGCGCTTGACACTAAAAACGCCCGTTGCAATAAAGGCGGCAGGCCCCGCGGCGGCGATGTGTATGATGTCGGACAACCGGCCAATCTTTGCCAACGGGTCGTTTATGTCGGAGTATATCGTCAGTTCCGTGCTCTCGTAGCCGAACGGGGCGGAAAGCAACACGCGATGAACGCCACCCTCTACTTTTACCTCGTGCGTATCCCGGTCAATAGCCAGTACCGACATAATAAGAATATCAGGCTGCGAAAAGGTGGCGGCATCGGCGCCCGGCGATACCCCATGCTCGAACACGGCCAGAAAGTATAGCTCGTTGAGCACTATAATTTCCGTGTGGTAATCAACCGTAGTGTAAGGGATTACGTTGCCCTCGACGTCAACAACACCGTGAGACTCAGGTTCAGAGTCGGCAAATATAGCCCGGCGAACGGGGGAGCCGAGGTCGAGACCGATGCCGGACTTTTTAACCCCGAAGATGCCCGTTGACCAGAACTCCGCCGACGTTGGCTCGTCGAAGGGCTGGCTCAACACTCGGTCCTCGCGGAGCACGGGGCGCAACGGCGGGCGCTTGTACACCCCACCTACCCGGTCGGGGTAGAAGTTGGATAGCCGCACCGCTGCCGACTTGTAGAAATCAGCGTCTTGGCGCGAGTGCAGGTCGGGGTCAAGCTCGCCACGACTAAAATCTGATACGTCGAAAAAGCGGGTCACGCGGAGGCCAACGGGTTGTAGCTCTGCCGCAAGTAAATCTGCATCAACTCATAAATCTCAACGGGCGTCTGCTGTCCGTTGATGGCCCTCGCCATGCGCATGTGCTCGCGGGTGTACGCTTGGTACAAGTCAGCGCGGCTTGTGGTGTCCGTTACCGCTATGGCGAGGGCTGCGGCAAGTTCATGGACCACTAAGTCCTCAAAATAAGGTGCCCAGCCGGAGGGCGACACGTCTGCAACGTAGACAAGGGCAGGGGTCTTGTCGTTCGTATACAACCGCTGTCCGGCCAGGCGAAAACGGTCGTAGCTCTCTAAGCCGAGCACCCGCACGTTGTCCGTCGGGAGCTGGTAAAGATACTCGAATTTATTGAACAGTTTGTGCTCGCCCGTTGGGAGGCTCACCCGGCCAAGTAGCGCGCCTTTCAGGGCGAAGTACCAAGGGTGGGAGGCCAGCATCCGGCGGCTAACTGTGGTGTACAGCTCGCTCACTGCGAGGGCTTGTGCATCTTGGTCGTTGAACGACGCAATGGGTTCTGCGCCGATGCGTACTAGGGCTTGGTTCACGATGCTCAAAACGTCGCTCATAGTACGTCCTTCAGTAAAGCCCCGGCGACCGTAGCCGCCGGGGTTGTATCATTCCACGCGACTGCCTTACGCGGCGGCTGCGATAGACGTGGTAGTGACGGCGTTGGTACTGGGGTTCTTCGTGGCGCGAAGAATCTGCCCAGTGTTTTGCACCGTGATCTGGTCCCCGGTTTCGATCTGGCCTGAAAGGCCGTTGAAGAACCCGCTGGTAGTAACCGTGTCGGTGCCCGTGTTGGCATAGACATACTCGCGGAAACCCGCGGTGCCTGCGCCGGAATAGCCCAAAAGGGCCAACTCTTGTTTCGCTAAAGCCATGTCATTTGCTCCTGATCGGGGTGGGTTTAGGCGTCAGCCAGTTCGATAACGCCGGTTTCATCAATGATGATGGCACCGTCGGACATCCAACTGTTTACCAGCCAAGACACTTTCTCGGCAATCCAGTCCACGGACGTAGTGATGTCTTTTACGACACCGTGCCCAACGGACGGCATGTGGTAGAAGAAGCCCTTGGTACCGGCGGGAATGCCGGTATGAACCATCCAGTTAAAGCCCATCCAAAAAGCCGGTTCGCGGCCAGTCGTCAGGAGTTTTTGCATGGCGAAGTCGGAACTCGTCGCGCCCGTTATCTGGAGCAGCTCGCTCAAGGTCGCGGGGTTGACCACGGCATAACGCAGCATATCGGCGGGGACGTCAGCATCGTTCAACATCTCACTGATTGTCGTGACCGATTGCAGGACTAGCTGGTTCGCGCTGGAGGGCGTGCCGTTAATGGAACTGGCGTCCACCGAGTTCGTGGTGGCATCCAGGGCCGTTATAATACGCTGGTCAGTCTCGCGGCCAAGCGCCCAAGCCGAAGCCCGTGCGTAATCGGTGCGCAGCGACCAGTTAATTTTGGCTTGGTCGAGGTCGTCAATGTACTCGGGGGCGTAGGAGTCTTCCATTTCAGCAAACACACGGTTGTGTTCGAGGTTCATGGGGACTACATCAGCGTGGCGTGCCTTGGTAGTGGCAACACCCTTACCGAGTTTGGGGAAGTAAATACGCTCGGCACCCACTTGGGTACGTTCACGAACGGTTTTGCGTAGCATAGCGCCTTCGCGCTGGTACGCAGCCTTGACTTCAGCTTCGTAAAGCTGGATGAAACTTGTTTCTACGGATGAACTCATGGTGACAATCCTCTAAATTTGGTTCTAGCAAATTGGGTTGTCATTGCCACCAAGGCAAGGCCCGTAACGGGTAACGTACCAACGGACGTTACCCGTTGTCAACTAACGGTCGAACACCTGCTGGTATTTTTTGTTGACCTGATTGCGAAAGGCCTCGTCTTCCCAATAGCGTGGGTCGTTGACCTGCTGTTGCAATTCATCCTTGGTAGTAGGCTGGACAGGGCCACTCGACTGCGGGCTTTTGGTCTTGGACTGCATCAGGCTGTACAACGAACGCATCCCGTCGGCGGTTTTTGCCATCTCCGTCACAACGGACGGTGGCACGTTCTTATCCGCCCACGTTTTGACTTCCGCCAAGCGCGTTGTCAGTGCCTCTACTTGGGGCTTGCCATCTTCGCCCGTCATTTCCCACGCGCTCGCGAGCTGCTGACGCTGGGCCTCATGCTGTTGCTCGGCCATTTGCGGCACCACCTCCTTGTGGAAGTAGTCCATCAATTTCTGTGCGTTGTCGTTGGATAACCCCATCTCCTTGAACGTGGCAGCGTCGCCCTCGGGCAGGCCATCTACGCCCTCGGGCAGTTCCAGCTCGTAGGCTTCTGGCGGGCCGTCCTTGCCATCCATCTTGCTGCGCAAGTTCTTGTAGCTCTCGGCCAAGTCCTCGGGCTTTTTGAACTGCTCCGGCAACCACTCGGGGCGCACGTCCCCGTTGGCTTCCTCCGTTGAGATACCGAGCACTTGCATCAGCTCTGCGCGGTTGGCTGGGTCTTGGTACTGGCCGGGCAGCCAGTCGGGCAAGGTGCGCCCATCATCGGGGATTACTGGTGCCGCGGGTTCTTCTACCATGGGCGGGTCTCCAAACCAAGTATCTGGCTCCACTGGCGGGGTCTCCACCGGCGGGGTCTCCGTTGGGGCTGGCGGGTCTGCTACGACTGGTTCACTCATGGGTAACTCCTGCTCTTGTAAGTAATTCTACGGCCAACGCGCGGTAGCCTTCGCTCCACGCGGTGTCGGCTGCGTCACGTCCGGGGCGGTAGCTCCGGCTCATGGCGATCTTCTGCAAATAGCGTAGCAACGGGCGCTGGTTGTCTACGGCCAAAGCCCGAACAGCGGCGCTGTCGATCACGCGCTGGTCGTCCTCGGCACGTTCTTGTGCTGCGGGGTCGCCCTGCGGGGCAGTGCCCTCTAAATCTTCCCAGCTCATTGTGGTTGCGGCGCTTGCGGATTGCCGCCCTCCTGCGGTGGCCCTTCGGGCTGTTTGGCGTTGGCCTCGTCGATCAACTCCTGTACCTCCTCGGTGCTGCGTAGCAGGCTGGTTGGGATGTTGTCGAGTTCCGCCACACGGCGTATTGCCGCCTCAGTGTTGATTGTCAGGCCCGCTCGGGGGTCGAACTGGCCGAACTGTGCCGCAATGGATGCGAGGTTAAGCAGATTGCTCTTTTCCTCGGCCCACTGCGCCTGTGATAACCGGCTGACGTACTGCACTTGGCCGGCTTGGCCGTCGGCCTTCAACTCCGCGGAGACTTCCCCGCTCTGGCGCAACCACCACAGCGTCCATTGCAGCACCGGCGTTAGTACCTCGTCTTGCAGACGCGCCAACGTGGCACCCATGTCGGAGGCAATAACCCGCGTGCGTTCTGCGATCTCGGTCGCGCTGGCCGGCGTACGTCCGAGCGGTTGGAACTGGTCAGCCATAAAGGCCTGCTTAATACTGTTGCGCAGGTCGTCCATCACCAACATGCCCACGTTGAAGTCGGTGGACGTTGGCAGTGCTTCGATGCTGCGGTCGTTGGGGTTATTGCTCATTACCGGGATGCGCGCGCCCGGCTCAATGGTCAACGTGTAGGGGTTAATTACCCCGTCGTTTACCACGGTGTAGACGCCGGACACTGCCAGCGCAGCGTTCTTGATGGACAGCTCTTTGACCTTGTTCAACATGCGCACGTCGGCCAGCACGCGTAACGCGGGGCCACGCCCGTAGGGGCTTCCAGGCATCTTGGACCAACGGGTAACGAGCAGGCGGGGCAACGGGTCAACGCTGCGTTCCAGCTCGATGCTCGGGCCACCCTTGCCGGGGTCTGCTTCGTTAAGCATCTGCGCCCACTGCCATTGGCCGTCAGCTTGGCGCTCCGTGACATAGATCACCGGATGCCGCGCGAGGGGGTTGTCTTTGTACTGGGCTTTCCAGGTGGAGGATAGCTTGTCGCCATACTCGTCAAGCAGGCTCTTGGTGGGCCACGTTGTACGTCGGGCCACCATACTTACCCGCCCGTAGGCGTCCTCGGCTATGGCAATCTCGGAAAGGGACACCGCTTTGAACTCAAGATGCCCGTTGACAGGCGTTACCTCAAGGCAGCCAGTCCCGCCCACAATGCGGTCGATCAATACAGGCTGCATCTCCTCGTAGAACCGGCCTTTGCGCAGCAAGTCTGCCATTTTGAGCTGGGCATCCTCGAAGATAGGCCGCAACTTCTCGCGGTCCGCCCGCTCAGTGATGCCCAAGCCCGCTTGCAGGCGGAACCAGTTCTGCCACGGCGGTATCAACCCGCTGATAAGCAGGTTGGTCAGGCGCTCCGCGGCGTCGATAGCCGTGCTGTCGAACACCTCCGTTTGTATCTCTTGCGGGGACAAGTTATCTCGGAAGATTGTCGCCCGTTCAGGCGCAACGTAGCGGTACACGGTATCCCACAGGGCTTCCCATATCTTGCGCTCATTGAATAGTGCCTCAACGCGCGCGGGCAGNGTCTCCCGCGCCATTATTTGTTACTCTGGGCGGAGCCAAGGATGTCAAAAAGGCTGTTGTTGTCGGCTCCCAACGCAGCGCGCGTGGCCCCTTCTCGTTGCTGGACAGCCTTTTTCTTTGCGGCCTCCTGCGCGGCCTTCTGCTTCACGGCGGCGCTGTTGGCATCCGCGCCCTGCTTGTATGCAAGCCCCGACCCCGCCACTGCGCCTACTGCCCCCACTACTGCGGCGATGCCGCTAAGTGTTACTGTTGCCATTATCTGTCTCTCCACAGTCTTGCAAGCAGCTCGCTTGCGGTGTGTAAGCCTGAATCTTGCAACCCTATTACCTTTTTTGCAAGCGTTGTGCAAGTCACCGGCCCTATCACGGGCGTCCAACGGGTCGGCACGTACTGGCAGGGGACATAGGCGACGTGCGTCGGGGCCAGGTGCTCGTTTATCCACGCCAGCGGCCCGCCGGGCTTGGGTTCCATTGGTATCACCAAACTGGCCCTACCCTCTAGGTTCACCCATATCCACACGTTGTCCATTACCAACAGGCAGGTGGTATTGAACTTGTTGGGCAGCTTTGATGTGTCATCTCGCCATGCAACATAAACGTGATGATCGGGGTCCGTTGCGTAGCCCCGGCACTTAAAGTAGACCGGTATGTGCCCCGTTGGTGGCTCTGGCCGTAGCAACATAGCGGCCAACGGCATCATCCGGGCGAGCCAGTTACTTAGGCCAAGGCGGAGTTTTCTCACCACGGCTTCCACTTGTCCTGCACGACGATGGGCTTGAAAAAGCCGCCTGCCATCTGCTTGGGTTTGCGCGCGTTGGCCCCTTTGAGTGCCGGCCCCTCGTATGCGGCTAGGAGGTATTGTAAGGCGTCGTGCGGGTGACTAGCTGCGTTCTTCCTCGCCTGCGGCTGCATCTCCCCCTCCGATGTCCGTTTGTACGCATACTCACCTGCGAACCCTCGTATCAGCATCTTGCACGTTGGGGCAATGGTAAGCCCTGGCTCCCCGCCGTCGAGTAGTCTCGACAGGCATCTGCGCACGCTGCCCGTGCGTAGTGTGGGTTCTTGGAAGCTCGCCCGTGGTGTCAGCCCCGCGGCGCGTAATATCTTAAAGCATGTTTTCTCGTCGGTCTCCTTCCCGTACTGCCCCGACGGGTCTCCCCATAACTGCCAGCTTGCCAACGAGCGATGCGCGGCCTCTGGGAACCTCTGGGCCATCCACGGCAAGAAGCGTTTAAGGTAATTCTCTAGCCCTGTGTTCTCCGACACGAACTCGTCAAGGATTACCCACTGACCGCTGGGGAACTGTTGCCCTATCACCGCGGCGGGACTCCGGCCAAAGTCCATCCCAAGGCATAGCGGCTGCCGCTTGTTGGCGAGCAACGGACGCGTTGAGGCGTGCAACGTATGGCTGTATTCTGGATACACCGGTGCGTTCGCCGGGTCTTGCCCGTACTCGCCATCGACGTGAACTTTTACCCAGTTCTCGCCCCGGTCGGCATTGGCTGCGATCAGCGTGGTGTAGTAGTTCTTGGGCAGGTTCTCTATATTCTCTGCGTCGGCACCGCGTCCCCCCGGCTGCTTGAACAGCTCGAACAACGGACGCCCCGACTCCTCCTCGTATGCTGCAAACTGTTCCTTCTGCTCCTCGCTGGGGTTCTCAAACAGCGAGTGCCAGTAGGAACCCAACGGTGGCGGGTTTGTGTCCATCAAAATGCTCGGGTCTACCGCGTTGCGCGGATACCGCCCGACACGCCCGAGCAGGTTGGTCAGCACTTCTGGAAGTATCTCCCGGTACTCGTTGATCCACGCGCCGGTTATTTCTAAGGAGAGCAAGTTCCGCACGTCGTTGGGGTGCTCCAACGGACGGAACATCCACTCGCTCTCCACGTCCCCGAAGCGCAGCGTATAAATCGCCTTCGTCGCTTGCCACTGGCCTGCGTGTCCTGGCGGCAGCCAGTCGAACACCGTTTTTTGCGTGGTGTCCGATAGCATCCTCGCCGTGTTGCGGATTACCGCGAAGCGGCTCCGGCGTACCCCATCCTTGGGGTCTTTGGGTTGCTTTGAAGCAAGGTGGACAAGGCCCATTACCGCACCGACGGACTTGCCAGAGTTATGGTGTATCGCCCCATCCACAGTCACATAGTTGTTGGTGTCGGGAACCTGCATGTCCCAGTAGCCCTCTTTACAAGGCTGCCGGACTACGGATATAATGGCCCTCTCGCCAATGGAGTATCTGTATGAACACCAACACCCGTGCCATAATTGAGCTATCCGACGAGTCAGTATGCTCGCGTGAAATAGCCGAAGAACTGGGCTTGTCCCGCCGCTACGTTGGAAAGGTGCGTAAGCGCCTTGGTCTCCCCCGCCCCGCACAGTCGCCGCCCTCGGGGGAGCGTAATCCTGCGTACGTTGGTGGCCGCTCAGTTGCCCGTAAGGTGCGTAAGCGCTTTGGTCTCCCCCACCCCGCACAGGCGCCGCCCTCGGGGGAGCGTAATCCTGCGTACGTTGGTGGCCGCTCAGTTGCCCGTGATGGTTATGTGTATATCCAGCGTGGGGGCCGTCGTGTGCTTGAGCACCGCCAACTGATGTCAGATATTCTGGGCCGCCCACTGAAAGCAAGCGAGGTAGTAGACCATATTGACGGGCTAACGCTGCACAACTCCCCTGGGAATTTAAGGCTCTTTGCTTCCAACGCCGAGCACCTTGCAGCCACGACAACGGGTAAGCCGCACCGAGTAAGCGAGGCTGGTAAAGACAATCTGCGAGGGCTGAACAATGTGCGGCACCGTGGAGCGCAGCCGCTAACCTCTCCACTCGTCGATACTTACCGTCAGCGCAAAGAAGCTGGTGATGTCCGGCTGCGTCAAATTCTCCTCGCCGCGTTGTCACTCGGTACAGATTGTCACTACCTTTGGGGAACGCTGCACTGGCTAGAACAAGCCGGAATTGACTGGCGCTCGCGTCCCAACTTAGAACACGCGTTGGCTGCCGTAGAAGAGCGATGGGCTGCGGCCCTCGCTCGGTGAGGACGAGGGTGTCGCCCGCGAGGCAGCCCAACGGGCCTTGTAGGCCGCGTACCACGGCGCGGGAGTTTATGAACCGCTGAACCGTCGGCGGTGGGGTGTAGTCTATTTCTTCGGCCATTTGCTAAAAAGGCTTTCCGTCGCGCCTTTCCCGCGGCTTAGGCAGTTTTGGCTTGCTCGGTGGCTGGGGCACAAACGGCGGGGTGTTGCCATAAATCATGGGGTGCTTCCTAAGTTGATCTGTACGTTGAATGAACTCCCCGAGGCCTGCTCCGGCGTTTGGTAGCCTGCAAGTCGGGTCAGCTCGCTGATCGCTTTAATGCGGTCTGCATGGGAGGCTTTGTCGTCGAGCGCGATCGCGGCCAGCTCGTCGAGAACCAGCGAGGACAGCTTGCGGGCCTTGAGCTTAAATTCCTTTCCGGTCTCTGTGATCTCACGCTCGGCCACGCGTACCGCATCCTTAAAGGCCGGAGTGCGGCACAAGGTGCCCAGCACACCCTCGGATAGATTGTACTTAAAGGCAATAACCTCCGGCGGGTCATACCGCAGGGCTACGTCAAACGCGAGGGCGGGGAGGTCGATCGATTCCGTTGGAGCCTGCATCTGGCAAGATTACTCGCAGCGCGAGTAATAAGTCAAGCGGGGTGGACATCCATAATTTCTGACAGAATTGTAAGGGGGGAACCCTGTATACCGGCCCCCCTCCCCGGTTTTTAACCCCCCGGCACCGGCTGCGAAGCAGGCTCTCCTTAAATACTGCGGAGCAGTCCTTACAGCGAGCGAAGCGAGCACATGCTATGCAGTCACGCGCCAGCGTGTCTGCTCTTGGTGTGGACGAGCGGCGTTAGCTGGTCCACTGGTCCGAACGCGCCAGCGTTCGGCGATTTTATTTCATACGTTGAACGGGTGGCGCAACGGGTGGGGGCTAGCCTTGCCCCGTTGCCCACGTGTCTATACGTTCAAGGTACTCAACTAAGCTTTCGTCGGGTAGCTGTGGCCCCACACTAAGGGTGTTGAAGGCTGCATCAACGGCTGGTGCCGAGCATGTGCAATGCGGGCAGTCATGCAAGGGCAGACCAAGGTGCTCTCGCAGTTGTTGCGCACTCATACGGTTAACGCGGGCGAATGTTTGCCCATTACGGGCGCTGTGGGCCTGTTTGCGTAGCTGTTTGAACGTGTGCATGGGTGTAGACTCCAGTGGAAAGAGCGCGAAGTGTAGCACACGCTGTCGAACCCTTTGCGTTCGACAACCTGTAGAGTGCCGGACTCTTTGCGTTCGGAACGCATCGTCGAAGAGTTCGGAACGCAAAGAGTTCGACAACCTGTAGAGTGCCGAACGCAAAGAGTTCGATAACGGGTTAAAAATGTGAACCACGGGCGCAACAATCAGCGCAAAACGTGCAACGGGCGCGACATTTTGGTAAATGTACAGCGCGCTGTCCATACGGGCTGTAAGCCTTACGGCACAAGGCTTTGCGGGTTCCGTGTATGTTCGCGTATGAAAATCAGCGCGCTGCACATACGCGGCAAACCCTTGCGGCACAAGGGCTGGGGGGGGTATATATATATAGAATGTACTTTCATATATTCCAGTGCAAACCCTTTTTTTCTTTTTCCCTCCGCTCCTGCGCGCGCGCGCTCGTGTGTGTAGCTCTGAAATCGGACATACGAGCATACGAGCATACAGCCTTGTTTGTAAAGGGATTTCTGCGTAGGCGACAAAACGCGATTACATACAGCCTTGTTTATAAAGGGGTTTTCGTGTATTGTCCACCCCACTTGCAATTTATAAATAAAGCGCGCACAGTACACCCATGGCGGCACCCCTTGCCGCCTGCAACCGGAGCACAAAATGGAAACTCTACGCTTTACACTAACCCACGACTGGGGCACTGGTGCCGAGCTGCACAACGGGCGCATCGTCCTGACCTGCGGCGACACGTTCCCGGCCAACATGCCCGCGGCTCGCCGTTATGGCGGATACTAAGCCATGCGCGATGGCATCACCTACGACCCGAAGAACAAGGCGCGGCCATACCGCGCAACGGTCGCGGGATACCTGCGCACGTTCAGCACCCGCACGGCTGCCGCCTACGCCCTGGACCAATGGACCCAGCAAGGCATCGAGCACGCGCCAAGAAAACACTTTCCC